TCTTGATTTGGTACCCCTTTTCTCAGTTCTTCTACATTAACATCTAAGCCTTGTTTTACTGCATCAAAGATAGTAAGTTTTTCCCGATACCAAAGTTCATTTCCTTCGCTCATTTGCCAAAGATGTCCAAATATGTCATTTCGGGCTTTGGGCGTTGAAATGACTACGAGCTTAAAGTCTTTGTTGCGGGTGATACTTGGAAATATCGCTTGATAGACCTTATAGCCGTCCTTAAAGAACGCAGCTTCTTCAAGGATTACATCCCCTGTAAGACCTCTAACGCCGTCAGGATTTGCAGGAAGCCCGATTATGCGGGACCTGTTCGGAAATCTAACTTCAAGCACGTTTGTTTGTGTGTCTTCAAAGAATTCCACGTCTCCTGTGAGCTTGCCAATTTGTCTTAGAAATTCAATATGCCTTTTGACCTTCTCCATTAGCTCTTTGGATTGCCTTTCTGTCGGAGAGATGATAGCCACCAAGTGATTTTTTCTCTCAATAGCCCTTAACACAGCGAAAAGCGAGACAACAAAAGATTTTCCAGTTTGCCTGCTCCACATGAGGATGCTGAATTTTTTCTCAAGCATTGCTCGTAAAGCCTTAGCCTGATAGGGAAGAAGTAGCCTCTCATACTCCATAGATTTCCTCTTTCACAAACTTTATAAATTCCGGGTCTATGTTTCTCTTCTTCCCTTCTTCCTCTATCTTCTCTACAGCCTTTTGCAGCTTTGCAGAGATGTATTCCTCAAGGGACTTGCTCATCTGTGCTAAGTCCTTAACCGCTTTTATCAGCTCTCCAGGCTCTTCAAACTCAATAAAGTTGATGTCTTTCACAAAGTCAAGAACGTGCTGAGTAAGTATGCTTACTAAGGCGGAAAGCATGAAGCTTGTGGGCTTGTCCTGAGTCTGCTTGACTAAAATTTCTATCTTATCCCACCACTCGTTGTAGGCTTTGGCGAGCTCTTTGTAATCACGATATGCCCTGTGGATAGCTGATCGTGAAATGTCGTATCCTTCTGCTCGTAAAATACTCGCTATCGTTCTAAAGTCCTTCTTTTCTTCTTCATATAGATAAACAATGCGTTGTATGATGTCGTAAAGTTCTGCCTTTTTTCTCTTTGCCATGTTCAGTCCTTTGGCACTATGATTGCAGGGTCCTCTATTGTGCCGTCAAGCAGATCTATACCTTTTGGGCTTAATTTATAGAGCGTGTGTTGTTTCTTGTTGTATATTGAAACTTTTCTGGCTTCTACGTAGCCTTTATCAACAAGGTACGCAAGAGACTGCTTGATCTCTACATCTTTGTAATACTGATAAAACACAGACAATATTTCAAGCTCTTCGATTTCACGTGGATAAATGCGTTTTAGAAAGTCAAGTATTTGCCCTCTCAAGAGCTTCATTTTCTAACCTCCATGAACTTATCAAAAATGCGTGTGAGCTTGTCATCAAGCCTTTGTATTTCCCCCCGCCAGCCAGAAATGTCCCTGTAGTATTCCTCTCTTCTGATGTTCTCCTTCTGTATTTCTTCAAGTTTTTGCTCAAAACTTTCAATGCGTTTTTCAAGTCTAAGTAGAATAAAAAACAAAAATGCGTAAAGTGCTATCCAACCGCCTTCTTTCACAAGCTCAATAAGACTGAACTCCATTTTATCTCTCCAGAAATTTGAAAAATGCCCTGAGTGGAATAACAAGCAAAGGTTCTTCTCTGTCTGCTTTAACAATAAGCGCATCAACACCTTTCAGAAACTTGTATAGTGAAATCTTCTTTCGTGCTTTTACTTGAACTCTTCCGATACCTTCAACTACTAAGTCTGCCTTCCCGAGACTTGCTGCCGAACGCACAACGTTTAGATTGTGCTCTTCAAAAAGTTTTTTGATTTCTCTTTCTACCCTGTCGCCTTTTTGCTTTGATTTCATAACAATGAAAATTGCAAAATTGCGGTAGAACTTCAAGCAAAGATTGCAACTTAACCGTTTACGAAAACGTTGGGGGAACCTTCAGCCATCGTTGAACCGCAAGAAACGCTATCTCCTACACGACAAACAGGCTTTCCGTTTACGAACACGTTTGAAGAGCCAGATGCAGCCACTCCATCGTGACAATCTGGTCCACAGCAATGGATATCCCATGCATCTCCAAGCCGATGCACCGGCAAACTATTCACGAAGACGTCAGGGGATCCCTGAACGTTAGGTCTTGGTGGGAAACAGGGATTATGTCCAGAGCACTGGTCACCAAGCCTTACAACTGCAGGCATGCCTCACCTCACTTAAATGGGAAGGTGAATATGAAAAATTGCAAAAATTGCAAAATTTCATAATCCCGCCTCATTACGGGTTCAAGTCTATTCTTGAAGCCTTTAGCGTCATGTTGCCATCTGCTTCTATCAGCACGTCTCCTTTGACGCTTATCCGTAGCATGTGAGTTTTTCTGTCATATTCAATCTCCGTTCCGTCTTCAAACCGCACAAAGAACTTGTCTTTGCTAACTACAGGAACCTTATCTTTCTCGTTGTATATAGCACCAAGCACGTAGCCGTCCGAATGTTCCCCCTCTTCATCAAAAGCAACAACTACGTACTCGCCAATGTCAGGAAGCCAATAGTGCTTATCTCTATGCGTCTTTTGATGTATGACTGGAAGCCAATTTGACACTAAGCCGTCAAGGTCAGGCATCTGCACTCTTACTCTTGCGGTCTTTTCATCCACTGCTACAACTATCCCACGCCGAATCATCTCTTTGCTACCGGATTTTTCATAAATCCTATTCTTGTCGTATAGCCTTGTCTTGTCATTTCATGTTCTACTCTTGAAACGTAGTATGTGCCGTCAAACTTATCAAAGCCTTTTAGCTCTATCTGCCCGCTTGCGTAAACTGAAGGAATACCAATACAAGTAAGCATTCCTGTCAGTTCCTTCATCTCATTGATTGTCTTCTGAGCTTTTGAAATCTTCTCAGCTTGAGCCTTGTTCTCTACTCTCACTCTTTCCTTTTGCGTGTCCTTGCTTGCTTTAACTTGCGTTTTCTTTTTATCTGCAGTTTGGTCTTTTTTGTTTGGATCAAGATAGATAACATCCACCTCTCCTGCGTAGAGGCTTGAGACTTCAATTTCCAAATCTATCACAAGCTCTGGAGTTAGCACATAAACTGCTTTCCTGTTTAGCACGCTTTCAAGCTCTTGTATAACTATTCTATTATCTGCAATTTTGCAGGTATATCCGTAGCGTTTACAGAGTTTGAAGAGAAACTCAAGGTCCCGTTCTTTGTATTGATCTATTCTTTGAAAATTGACGTCCGAGCCTTCAAAGTAAAGCCCGTAGCCGTTTCTGCTTGCGATCTCTTGAGCTATTTTCTTTAAGCTTGTGTTCTCAAAAGCGGTGGTTTTTAAGGTTCTGTAGCTTGCTTTAACGTCTTTTGCAAGTGCTTTGATGGTAAAAACTGCTCCAGCCCGAGAGTATCTAAAGCTGTAGCTGTCAATGTAGAAAGTTCCAGCATCTCGCACAGCTTCTTCATAGCCAAAGCGGACCTTAAGAGAGCTTCCCCGAGCTGGTGGGTTCTTTCTGAAAAATCCCGTGCTGTCTTCAAGCTCTATCTCTACATCATCGCTTTCGTCTTTTTCTAAACCGTCGTTGTCTATGTAGCGGAACTTCAGCAAGAATGGCGTAATATAAGCTGAAACGTCTTTGTTGTTTAGTTCTACATATAGATAAGGTTTATATCGTGCTACTCTGTCTGCCATGGTGCGGTTATGGTTTCTTCTATCTCTTCTTCAATTATTGGTATCTGCAATTTTGCACCTGCAGGTGGATAAGGCGATCCCAAATATTGTGGGTTTGCTTTGATGATAATCTCATATTTATAAGGGTCTCCATACATTTCATACGCTATCGTGTCCCATCTATCATTTTGCTTTACTAAGTAGGTTATCATCTAGTAATCACCCCTCTTGGGCTTTGAGCTTGTTTTTTCTTAACCGCCGGAGCCTGTTTTTTCTTTTGCGTGATTTGTCTTGTTTGTAGCTCTTTTTCTCTATACTCTATAAACTTCACAGTGCAGTATATAGCAACAGGCTTCCCCCACATGTCTATTTGTTTGACCTCAGAAGAGATTTCTTCTATCACAAAGTCTCCCAAAACTTGCTCTGCAACTATAAGCTTTTTAGGCAAGCCTTCTTTGGCAAGCTCTTTGAGTTTGTTGTATTCAGCGAGAGGGTCGCAAAAGTCTCGGTGAAAACCGATTTTGATTTCAAGCTCTATAAGCTCGTCCCCTAAGAACTGAAGAGAGGAAGGTGCAAATATCGTCTCAAGCTTAGGCACTGCATACTGCAAGCTTTCTCTATGCTCAAGATAGCTATAGACCTGAAAGACGAGCTCGCCAAACGTAGCGTATTGCATTAAATCAATGATGTAATGAATACATCCACATAGCAAGCAAAGTTTTCAAAGCAAAATAGCCTTAAGCACCATCACACCGATACCAACTATTCTGTGCTCTGAAAATTCTAATGGTGGATAAGCTGGATTGTCAGAAACAAGAACTATTTGACCGTTCAACTTCCGCAATCTCTTCACCATCAGCTCTCCATCTCCATTGGCTACTACTACGATCTTGTTGTTGTTGATATCAAAAGGATTCCCTACAAAAATCTTTGCGACTACTTTGTCTCCTTCCTGCAGTGTTGGCTCCATGCTGTTGCCGTGTATCTCCACTGCAAAGAGCTGATTTGGTTTTATTCCTGCAATTTTGCAAACCTCCACGTAGCCAAGCACTTCTACGTCTGCGGGGCTTTCTGGGAAACCAGCCCCAGCCCTGCCTACTACAGGCACAAGCCAATAGTTTTCTTTCATCTTCTGCTGATGGGCGTAGATAATGTCTTCAACCCGCATTCCCTTTTCCTTCTCAAACATCTCCCCCTCGCCTGTTTTGAGCCAGTGATAGGAGATGTTAAAAGTCTCTGCAATTAGGCGTAATTCGCTTTCCGGTATTTTGCTAACCCCAAGTTCCCAGTTCTGGATCGTCCTTAAAGCCTTACCAAGCCTCTTCCCGAACTCACTTTGAGATAAACCTAATGCCTTCCTCAAAGCTTTAATTCTTTCTTTCAGCTCCATTTCCACCACCTCCTATGTTTGTTTTTTACGCCATCACTACGTATAAACCACTTGACAAATACACCATAATGGCGTATAATTAACCTTACTATGGAAAACCCTATAAGGAAAAAAGTAAATGAGCTTATAAAGCAAGGCAAGGTGCGCAACACATACGAACTTGCAATTGCCCTTGGGGTGAATCCGATCACGTTTTATTCCGTGTGCAATGGACACAAAGTATCGAGACCCGTGGTGTTAAAGTTAGCTGAGTGTCTCGGCGAACCGGAGCTGTTATACGAATACGAAAAGTTTTTATCACAAAGAAACAAAAAATCCAATAAAAGGAGGTAGTGCCATGGGAAGATGGGTTATCAAACTTATTGCCCCATATGGCAAAGAGCCACCGTTCGTCATTGTGCCCAAGGAGAAAGCTCGTATCACGGCTCGTATCACGCCGTATGGAAGCACGTCATACCGTGTGGAAGTACAAAGGGGACGCTGGATCGAGGTGTGGGAAGCTTTTTCACTGAGAGAGAAAGAAGAAACAATCGCTTTTCAGGGAAGGGTGAAAAAAGGAGGTGAGACATGAGGACACCATCTAAGGCAAAAATACAAGCAGGAGCGGTGTTTGTAAAGCTGGATCTGAGGTACTACGAATGGGAGTGGGTGGAGCCTCTGGAAATCATAGAGATTCGGTTCGGTGGCGGACCGAGGAGGTTCGTCGTGCAGAAATGGGAAGATAGAACGGTTGTATTAACACCCCTCAAGCAGGAGGTAGAGGGATGAAGCAAATAGTAAGGCATGAACTTGACCTAATTAAAAGCATGTTTGGTTTGGATGTTAAGGATGAAGAAATACTCCGTGCCTTGTCCATAGCGAGAGCCAAAGGTCTGAATCCGCTTACGGACGTGCATTTCGTCAAGATGGGGCAGAAAGTGGCGGTTGTGGAGAACTTTGTTCTACACATTAGAAAAGCAGAAAGGAGCGGTCTTCTAAAGGGCTGGAAAGTTTTCGTGGGGAAAGATGATTATGGTGTATATGCAGAGGTGCAAATTTTCAGGAAGGATTGGGAGTTCCCTTTTGAGTGGCGCACATACTTAAACGAGGTAAAGAAGGAAACACCGATATGGAAGCAAGCGCCAATCTATATGCTGAAGAAGACTGCAATAGCACAGGCATTTAGGCTTTGCTTCCCGGTAGAAGAGGACTTGGCATATGAAGAAAGAGACTCTTTGGCGCAAGATTCGGTACAAGAACTGGAAGATAACCAAGAAGATGTAATAACTGATAAGCAAAGAAAGTATCTATGGGCTTTCGCTAAGGAGAAAGGACTAACGGAGGAAGCACAGTGAAAACCTCCTTACCCCTCCCTCCCTCCTCCCTTTCGGTTGCCGTTGGCAGGCTCCCAGCCTGCCCTTTTTATAAGCAAGCAAGCAAGCAAGCAAAAAACTAAAAAGGAGGTGTAGAGATGATAGTGGAGCTTGAACTCAACCAAATCATTATCCCACAAGGGATGCTACCAAGAATACTAACAGGAGTAGTGGAGGAGAAAGTGGAAGAATACAGAGAGATGATGGAAGCAGGCACTGAATTTGACCCGATCTGGGTGTGGAACAGAGACGGAAGCTACTGGTTAATAGACGGAGCACACAGACTTGAAGCGGCTCGGAGGATCGGGAAGAAAACAATCAAAGCAAGAATTTTCTCAATAAAAGAAATTAAAGATGAAGTTCAGTTTAGGATAAAAGCGATAGAAGCGAATATCCGGCATGGGTTGCCTCTCAAGAGAGAGGAGAAAGTTATCCTGGCTAAGACCTTGTATAGTATGGGTGTGCCTATACAAGAGCTACAAAAACTATTCGGCGTGGCTGAAAGGACAATTTACAACTGGGCAAAGGGGATAAAAAGAAGAGAAAAACCAGAAGAGCTAAAAGAGGAAGCTTTGAGACTTAGAGCTCAGGGACTAACACAGGAAGAAGTGGCGAAGAAGTTGGGAATAGACCAAACGACCATTTCTAAATGGGAAGGTAAATATGACAACCTGCAAAAATTGCAGAATGTCATAATCCCGTCCCAAAAAGACGACGATGAGCCGGATTGGGATTTGTTAGAAAAAGAATGGCAACGATTAAAAGATGAGGGTTTCTGGGATCAGGATATAGATGAAATAGACGAAAAAAAGAAAAAAGTGGGAAGGCCAAGGAAGGAAGAGCAAGAGGATACGAGAACAGAAGAAGAAAGAATAAAGGATGAGATTGTTACGTTCCTTGCTTCTAAGGCTTTGACGATCGGATGGAAGGCAGTTTTCAAAGTATTAGAAGAAGCAAGACAGGAGTTGGAGCAATTGAGTAGAAAATCTGTGAGAGGATGGTGAGATGGATAAAAGAAAACAAGCTATAGAGCTGTATCATGTTGGTTTTTCTATAAGAAAAATTTCAAAAATTCTTGGGGTGGCACACACAACCGTGGCGAGGTGGATCTCCAAGGAAAATATAAAACAAAAAGAACTAACAGAAGCAGAAGAATTAGAAGAAAAACTTAAAGCCCTGTTAATGCATACCAACCAAGAGAAAGGGAGAAGCAGGGCATTGTCTTTAAGACAAATTTATAGATTACTGGAAATCGACCTTAGGATGGCAGGGATAAATTCCCTGCCAAGTTTTTACAGATATATACAAGAATTCGTGAGGAGGACGTGGGGGGGCTGGGAGGATCTGGAAAAGAAAAGAAGACCTAAAAAAGAGCACTCGCAATTCCATATTTCAAAAGGAAAGATTAGAAGGGAGAGGGCAGTATGGGAAGTTGATGCGACGGGCTACAGCGCTCCTGACGGGAAAACATATTTCCTATTACTCGCAAGGGAAGTTTGGAGCGGTTACTTCTTGGGTGGGCTTATTGCGGAAGTAAAAGAAGGCACAGGAGCTACACACTACAACAAGAGTTTTACGTCTCTTGATGTTGCTCGGTTGTTTGTGAAGCTCTTTTCCGATTACGGATTACCAAGCGAGATTATATCTGATAACGAGAAAATACTCAAAGCGGAAATAGTAGAACGGGGGCTGAGGAGCCTGAACATTCAAGTTAAAAGAACTAAGCCTTATCAACCGCATCAAAAACTAATAGAGCGCAGTTTCAGAGACTTAAAGGACCTTCTCAGGTACTATACCTCAACCCATAGAAACTTCCATGAAGCATTAGACGCAGCAATAGAAGTATATAACACGCAAGAACACATTTTCAGCCACTTTTCCGAGCCAGTTGTACCTGCAATTTTGCACCAGCAAGTGGAATACAGAAAAGTCCCTGAGGACGAGATCAGGCGCGCATTCAGAGAAAGGTTCGTAAGAGTGCTCCGAAACAACACGATAAGGATAGAGAATTTAACCTACGAATTTGTTCACCCAATTGAAGAAAGATACGGGGAGATAGGAAGAAAAAGAAAAGCCCCGACCGTGGTGTGCTATAGAGACATAGAAAACGCCTCAATATTGGAGGTATGGGATGAGAAAGAGACTCGGTGTTTAGGCACCGCAAAGCTCATATCCCAGCCATCTCCAACACTTGATGCAACAGAGTCACGAGAACAAAAAAATAAAGAAAGAAGAATAGAAAGAAGAAAGAGAAAGTTGCAAGAAGAGCTATCAAAAATACAGCTACAACAAGAGCGCAACGAGGGGGCAGAAACTATAAATCCGTTAGACATTTTTCTATCTCAGCAACAAGAGGAACAAAAAGAAGAAGAAAAAGAAGAATTACTTGATATCTTTGATCTCTTTTTAGGAGGTGAGGCATGATGATGACACATGTTGAGCAAGTTCTTGTAGATACGATCAAAATTCTCAAACGGTTGAGAGCAGAAAATAACATGCCCCTGCACGCATTGATATTTGGTAAATGGGGGGCGGGCAAAACAGTAAGCGCAAAGAAGATAGTTAAGAACTCTAAAGAGACCTTCTACATCAAAATCGAAAGTGGAATTACACGAAGCAGATTACTGAAGAAAATAGGATTCTCGCTTGGGTGTGGAGCAAGACACAGCTATGAAGCAACCCTTGATCTTATAAAAGCTCACTTGGAGTATCTGAACATGCAACCGGTTATCATCGTTGATGAGAGTCAAAGAATTTTTTCTAACCAACAGATCTTAAACGAGCTGAAAGATCTTGCAGAGGACGATTCTCTGAGATTTTCTTATATCTTTTTGGGAGATCACACAACACCAAAAATAATAGCCTCGCACCCACACAGCATCCATTCCAGAATAGTAATAAGAAAAGAGTTATCTCCACTTAGTTTAAACACAGTCGAGAAGCTGTTGCAAGAAAACAAGCTTAAAGCAGATGCAGAAAAACTTTATAACTTTGGGAAAAGCAGGAATTGGACGACTCTCGACTTTCAGTTGGTAATTCAGGCATTGAAAAACACACAAACACAAAGCGAAATCGATGAAGATGTATTAACGAAAGTGGCGGCCGTACTCGGGAGGTAAAAAAAATGAGGGACGGTGAGATTTGGAAAGCTATTCTAAAACTTAAAGTCTTTACGCCGTGGATGATTTTGGAAGAATTACGTCCCCCAACTTACATGCGTGGGTATATCAAAGAGAAGATAAGAAATTTTCTATTGTCGCAGACAAAAAACGGAGTGTTAAGGCTCTTGCACGACAATCCGCCAGTGTTTGGCTTGCCGGGAGAAACTCTTCAAAAAATAGTGAAACATTGTCCAATCTGCGGAAAGGAGTTCATACCAAATCAGAAAAAAGATACATACTGCTCCGAGCAGTGTGAAAAGGAATACAGAAGAAGAAAAAGATGGAGGTATTAGGATGACTGAAAGACAAATTTTAAAGCTGATTGATAAAACAATAGAGCTAATAAAACAAGGGAAAATAAAGGAGGGGTATTGGGT